GAAGTTACAGCATACTATTCAGATGAACGTTTAAAAGATTTTGAAAGTACAATACCAGATGCACTTGACAAAGTTAAAAAACTAAACGGATATCTATACAAAGAAAACAATGTTGCAAGAAGTTTAGGATACGATAATCCTAACAGACAAGCAGGAGTAAGTGCGCAAGAAGTCCAAGCAGTATTACCCGAAGTAGTTGTTCCATCTCCAGTTGATTCACAATATCTAACAGTTAAGTATGATAAACTTGTTCCACTACTGATTGAAGCAATCAAAGAACAACAAGAGCAAATAGAATCTTTACAACAAACCGTAATTGATATAAAAAATCGTTGACCTATATTAAATACCATGTTAGTATAATGAGACACTAGGAAGAGCGAATGGCATTACCAGCAACAGGAAGCACAATTACAATGAGTCAGGTTAGAAACTACTTCGGTAGTAGTACAACTCCTATCTTATTACGTGCAACCCTTGGTGCATTTATTGGAATTTCATCAGGACAAATGAGTCTTAGTGAATCTTTTGGTGGATATTATACACCTGCAACATAATAGGAGCAACTTTATGACACGTAGTTATTACGAAATTAAAAATATTTTTCTCGCTGATCAGTATACAAAAAGCCGCAAAGTTTTAGCATTGCGCAACGAAACTTGGACAGAGGCAGAAACCCCAACAGTAGAAAAAATTGTTGAAGAAATTTGTGACGGTGAAACCGAAGAACAAGTAATTTCACGCTTTGAATTTGAAGACAATCAACAATGGATTCATGCATACGGACGTAGAATGGGTGCCGATCTAATCACTATTGGTAAAGTACAACCAGACCATATGTTAGGTGCAAGTGCATTGCCATTGGAAGACTTTAACGAAGCAGTAAAAATATGTACTGCAACTGCACGTTCGATTAATGATGCAACAGTTGAAGCAGAAAAAGAATACGCACAAGAAACTGTACCACAGACACTTTAAGTAAAATGAAAGTTGCTCTTTGCATTCCTGCTAGAGACACAGTGCATACTGTATTTGCACGGTCTCTAGCAAACATCACTTCCTATCTAACAAAGCACAAAATTGATTACAGTTTGCACTTTGTCTTAGGAACTGTAATTGCAAACAGTAGGACACAACTAGTTAATGAAGCATTAGAAGAAAATGCAGACTACATACTCTGGTTAGACAGTGATATGCACATACCGAGTACCATATTAAAAAAACTGCTGACACACAACAAAGATATTGTAGCATGTACATATAGTACTAGATACAAACCTTACGATACAGTAGCATTTTTAGACTTTAATAATCCACCTGCTAGATTAGATGCAAAAAATGGATTACATGAAGTACTAGCTGTAGGTATGGGATGTATGTTAGTAAAAACAAGTGTTTACAAAAACTTGCCAAAGCCTTGGTTCAATCATGCTTATAATGAAGAGCTCGACGACTTTTCAGGAGAAGATATTTGGTTTTGTAAATTAGCAAAAGAACACGGTTATAAAACTTATATAGATTGCGATACTAGTCAATTAGTAGCACATATTGGAACAAAAGCATTTAAGTTAGAGGATGTATAATGAACGTAATAGATAAGTTTGAACTTTATGGCAGAAACTTACACAACGGTCAAGACTATTTAAAAAATCATATTTTAAAACAATATCCTGTTGTACATAACGAAGAAGAAATAGTTAAATGGCAAGGACACCATGATTATGTATGGTTAGTAGATCCTAATATAAAAGTTCTAAGTAGTTTTCCTTGGTATTATAGGCCAAAAAAAGATGACGAACTAGCTATACACTGTTTTCCTGAAGTTTACAAAAATAGTAAAAAAGTTAGATCATATGATCGTGTAAAACTTGTTCCAACTAAGCCTGGTTCTTACAAAACTAAAAAAAGTATATATATTGCAAGCATCTATGATATATACCAAGGTAAAGATAAATTTGATTATTTTTATATAAATTCACACGAAGATATGTTGGAAGCACAGAAAAAATCTACTACAGATTTGTTTTGGGCAGTTCCTAGTAATGTTGTATTACGAGATACGTTTAAGTTTAATTACAAGCCCGATTATTGGAGTTTAGACAATATTCATGTATTTGGAAACGGAAACAGTAGTACAATGGACGGGGTTTGTCTAGTTCCAAAAAAATATAAATTTACAAAAAATGAATTAGAATATAGATTTTATGCAAACAAAAAAGAAGTTAAAATTGTAGCAAGCGATCCTGTTCCTTACGAAATATTTACAGTAAATAATTATAACGATTATGAAAACGCTATAGAACATTGTCAAACAGAAATGTTTTGGGCTGTTCCGAGCGATGTTCAAGTTGCAGACAATTTTGATTTTAATTATCATGTTACATATCAAAACAAAGGCATTGTGCAAGTTTTTCTTAACGGCGACAACAGAGACGGTATTGTATTACTACCTAGAGATAAAAAAGTAAGCAAACGTGAAATTGAAAACCGATTTTATGTTACAAAGAACGAATTAGATATTGTAGCAAGTTATCCAAAAAGTTTTAAAAAATGGATTGTAAACAGTTATAAAGATTATATGAACGCTTGTAACGAAGTTGAAGAAGATATGTTTTGGATGATATATCCTGATCTAACCATCAACAAAGATTTTGATTTTAACTTTTATATTAGTCATCACGATCAATACAATCGTCGAGTACATCATGTTTTTAAGAACAACAACTACTACGATGGCATATCATTAATAAGTAAAAATGTAACAATCAGTAGAAAAGAATTTGAATATAGATTTTTTGCACACAAAAAAGAACACAATATACAAGCAACTAAACCTTTGCCGTATGACATTGTGTTTATAAGTTATAACGAACCAAATGCTGATGAAAATTACAAAGCACTATGTAAAAAATATCCTAATGCTAAAAGAGTGCATGGAGTTAAAGGAATTCATCAGGCACATATTAAGGCAGCAAAAATAGTAGACACAGAAATGTTTTGGGTTGTTGACGGTGATGCACAATTAATTGACGACTTTAATTTTGATTATCAAATTGCACATTATGATGTAGACGGAAAACGCACGGTACATGTATGGCGCAGTTTTAATCCTATTAATAATCTAGTATATGGTTATGGCGGTGTAAAATTGTTACCAACTAAACTTACTAAAAATATGGATGCTACAAAACCCGACATGACTACAAGTATTAGTAACAAATTTAAAGGTATTAAAAGTATGAGTAATACAACTTCGTTTAATACCGATCCATTTAATACTTGGAAAAGTGCATTTCGTGAATGTGTAAAACTTAGTAGTAAAATTATCGATCGACAAAAAGATGACGAAACTGATTTTAGATTAGATGCATGGTGTACACGTGGCGAAGACAAGCCCTTTGGAAAATATGCTATTGCAGGTGCAATAGCAGGACGTGAATACGGAAGTAAACACAAAGACAATCAGTTAGCACTTGCTAAAATTAATGATTTTGATTGGTTAGAAAGCCAGTTTATAAAATTAAATGAGACACCTGAATAACAGTTTCTAGTTTATTTTTGTTTGTTTTACTACGTAATGTATTTGCTAATCCGGTATGCAAAGGCTTTGGCCATTGATTAAAACTGCACCACGAGTAACCACTATGTTCGTTGTTTAACGTTGGAATAAACTCTTTTTCTACTACACACAAATATGTGTGGAAATTAAAATGTTCGTCGCTGCTTACAAAACTTTCTAAGGGTATTGTTTTCTTTATAGCAACTGTACCAATTTCTTCTTCAATTTCTCTTTGTAGGCCTTCCCAAGGAGTTTCACAACCTTCGTTCTTTCCACCAACTAATCCCCAACAGTTACTATTGTTTCCGTTATTAGTTCTGTACAAAAGTAAAAAACGTTTTGTGTCTAAAGCATAGAATAATGTACCACTACAAATAATTTTATTCATAAAAATACTTATTTTAAAGTATTATACTCCATGTACCTTTTGGATAATAGCCGTCAATGCTCTCAATCCACATATTATCGTTGTACACATACTGAACACCTGTATTGAGATTTGTTACAAATACCGGATCTATAAATTCACTAGCATCGTATATAACTTGCCATTTAGATCCTGTCCATTCAACTATATCATTTTCATCAGCAAAGAAATCTGTTCCGTCTGTATTTTTCCAAGCATCTGCACCATCGTCATTAAAATGCAATATATATTGTACTTTATTATCTGGAGTTACATTTTCGTCAAGTATAATTGATATTTGATTACCAATATTTTGTAAAGATGCACTAACACTTTCTCCGTCAACGGTAACCTCTATACTTGTAACTTTATCTGCTAACCACCAAGATTGTTGATAAAAATATAATTTTTCCTCATCAGTCTTATAAAATAAATCGTTTTTGTTTGGAGAACTAGGAAACGATATTCCACTGTCGACTCCGGCTGGTTTTTCTATATTGTTAATATAATAATCTACATATGTATCAATTCTGTTAGTAGTGCCTTGCGGTGTAATGTTTCTAACAGCAGCATTACCAATTGCATCTAGTACCAATAATCTAGCACCTGAAGTTTTTACACTTGTAGGATTGAATGATCTAGGATTAATCACATAATCTACAGTTCCGTATTGAGTAGGATTTCGTGCCGGTCCTTCTATTAAAGTATTACTAGGCAGTGTATCTTCGTCGTATGTAATATACAATGAAGTTGAATCATCTGGATCAATTTCGATTGTGCCTCTTACATTAGTGCTAAAATACGTTCTGCGTAATTCTATTTGACTAATGCCTGGTTCGTACTGCGCCGGCAATTCAGCTTCGACTACATCAATCCAGTGTGCATCTGGCGTGAATAATAATTTATTTGTAGCTAATTTTGCTAATGAGTCAGTAATATTAATACCATACTGTCTATACGATGTAATATGTGGATTAAGTTGAATACCTAGCCCTGTTTCACCGGTAGATTGCCCTGGTAGATATCCTTCTGGTGTTAATGCTGCTTCACTATCTGGATTAGGAGTAAAGCCGTCAAGCTCTATTGTACCTGTATCAGTATTAATAATACCTGTAACGATTTTTGTAATAATGCCCATTTTCTTGACCTTTGCAGGCGGCGAAATATAAATTGGCGCAGTAAATGACATTGTACAAATATCAATTTCGCTTTCAGTTCCAGCAGGAATACTTCTTGAACTAAATGTCATACTATCCATAAACAATGTTGTTAAACTAGTCCAGTCGACATAATTGTCGTTAGTTTGGAATTCTAAACTAGGATTAAACAACATCAATATTTGTTCAAGTATTTGTAGTTTTTGATCTGTGCTTGTACTCCATAAATCAACATTTACACTTAACGTAAACGGATTAGGATGCAAGCGTTCAACAGTGTATCCTTTGGCTTGTGATGCTAGATAACTATTTGTTTCACTATCAAATTCTTTTTCTCTTAAATTTACTTTACTAACAAAACTACTATCGCTTGTACGTGTACGATCCATTTCTAAACCGGTAATATAAACAGCCATACGCGGCGCACTAGGAATCTTGTTTTCGCTGTTGTCACGCATAATACTAGCAACTTGTCTAGTTAAATCTCCATATGCTACCGGAACTTGACGTAAATCACCGTCTCCATCTTTGTAACTAAAATTACTAAATGCTCTAACAATTTGCGTTACATATCTTCTTACTTGACCGTCATAAAAATATTGCATCAATTATCTGCCTTTGCTCTGAGAGCTTTACTTAATGCTTGTCTTTCTACAACATCTTCACCGCTTATTTCGTTGACTGTTGTATTATTAACAAACGTTCCTAGTTGTGTATTTCTGGTATCTGTATTTGATAATTCTGCTCTAACATTATCTTCTACTTTAATCCAGCCGCTTCCGCTGTATCTAAATAATCTATTAGGCAATAAATCAGTTCTTAGATAGTAATCGCCTTCCTCAGACAATTGAGGAAATCCTGAACCTACACCAAATGGTGCTCCGTTAGGAGGAATACCATCGCCTACTAAGTATCCAAGATATCCACTTGAAAGCGGCGTTTGAAAAACTATATCAGCAGTAATACCACTTGATGCATCTATATCGTCTATGTCTACACTTACCAAACTAACACTTGCATCATCATTAACTTGAACTGTATAGAACTGTTGAGTTGAATATCCTGCATATTTTACATCGTTGTTTGCTTGTGCTATTACTGCATTATTAATTTGCATTTCTTTTTCAAATGTAGACATAATATCTCTAAGAGTTTTGTCAGAATTTTCAGCAGCAGGCAAATCTAAAATATCTTTGTATTCCTGACCGTCATAAATTTGTTTTACTTTTAATCTGTAAAGATGTGGGTACCACGTTTGACTAAAGCCTTCGCTGGCTCTTGTAATATCCTCAATTACATAAAATCTTTTAAGTGCAATTTCTAAATCATTTGCTGCATATTCGTCAATCATATGAGGCAATTCAATTACATCTCCGGGCATAAGTTTTCTGCCTATTGTTTTAACACTACTGTTTATATGAACGGTAAGAAACAATGTGTCGTTGCTAAGAAAAAGACCAAATTGACTTAAATCAAAATCGTTGTCTTGAACGTTGTAATGTCCTCTAAGCACATAAACGTCTTTGTCATATTTTCTATCTCTGTTTTCAAGAAACAATAAATCTTGTATATTTGTTTCTTTAACAGAATCATATTGTGGTTGATCTGCGGTAGAATCAGCATCATCAGGATTTTTAGGCCCGATGTATTTGTGTATTACAAAATCCGTCCCGCCAACTGTAAACATTTCATAGATAGTATTATCTAGAAATGTATAATCTTTTGATTTGTGTGGTCTATATAAACTTAGCTTTGGCATACGTATATTTAGCATAAATACTTATGGAGACAAACTATGAGCAATACTACTGCATACCAAGAAATTTATGATTATGTTGAAACCTTTTTAGGCGGAGGCATGATCGATGTTGAATTAGATCCTATACATTATAAAACTGCATTAAGTAAATCTTTAAACAGATATCGTCAAAGAACTGAAAACAGTGTTGAAGAAAGTTACATTACTATTGCATTTGAACAAGATAAAAATGAATATACATTGCCTCAAGAAATTATTGAAGTGCGTAAAATTTATAGACGAAGTGTTGGTAGTAGATTAGGTGGAAGTGCTGACGGCGGTAGTTTGTTTGAACCATTTAACCTAGCATATACAAACACATACTTGTTAGCAGGCAGTGGTATAGGCGGTCTTGCTACATATGATATGTTTGCACAACAACAAGAATTAGTAGGTAGAATGTTTGGATCGTTTATTGAATTTACATGGAATACTAGTACAAAAAAATTAACTATACTACAACGACCAAGAACAGATGAAGAAGTACTATTATGGTGTTACAATTATCGTCCCGACTTTGAATTGTTAAAAGATTATAAAGCAAATCAATGGGTAAAAGATTATACACTTGCAAGTTGTAAATATATGCTAGGGGAAGCTCGTAGTAAGTTTAGTACTATTGCAGGCCCTGGAGGCGGCACTACACTTAACGGTGACACACTGAAATCTGAAGCTCAACAGGAAATGGAAAAACTAGATAACGAACTAGCAACAGCAATGGCTGGTGGCACAGGCTATAGTTTTATTATAGGTTGACAAATGCCTGATCCTATTATAATATAATAATATGAAGAAAAAGTTATTGGTTATTGGCCACGGCCGACATGGTAAAGATACTGTGTGCGAAATATTACGTGATAAGTATGAATATAGTTTTGAGAGCAGTTCAAAGTTTTGCTCCAAGTTGTTTATCTACGAGCAGTTAAAGGACAAATATGGATACGATAATGAAGAACAGTGCTACGCTGACAGGCATAATCACAGAGCAGAATGGTATGATGCTATCTGCAATTATAATATTCCTGATGCAGCGACTTTAGGAAGGGAAATGTTTGCAGCCTACGATATTTATTGTGGGCTTCGTAACAAGCGTGAATTTTTTGCTATGCAAAATACTGGCGTGTTTGATTATGTTATTTGGGTAGACCGTAGTATGCACCTTCCTCCTGAGTCAAAAGACAGTATGAGTCTTGAACAATGGATGGCCGATTTTACAATTGATAACAATGGAACATTAGAAGAATTAGAATTTAATATTGATCAATTATATAGTTCTAAGTTAAATGCGTAGATAATAGTCCAAAACCACCAATTTCTCCTCTGATCAGCTAAATAATAGTAGAAAGTATTACCCATGAGGAGACAAAGCAATGGCACTAACATCACCTGGTGTTCAGGTTAGCGTAATAGACGAGAGTTTTTATACTCCGGCTGAACCTGGTACAACACCTATTATTTTTGTAGCAACAGCCGAAAACAAACTAAACGGCGGCGGCACAGGTATAGCACCTGGTACATTAAAAGAAAACGCAGGTAAAGTTTACCTGATGACATCGCAGAGAGATCTAGTTGAAACATTTGGAGATCCGACATTTATTACTGACGTAAATAATAATGTTGTACAAGGCGGTGAACAAAACGAATACGGATTACAAGCTGCATATAGTTATCTAGGCGTAAGCAATAGATCATATGTAGTAAGAGCAGACATTGACTTAAATAGTTTAAATGCAAGCTCAACACCAACAACTGCAAACCCAGAAGATGGTACATGGTGGCTAGATACACAAACAACAGAATGGGGCATTTTTGAATGGGACGGATCGGCTGCTACAACCGAAACCGGTCAAACATTTATCGCAAAGACTCCACGAGTAATTACAAATGCTACTGACTTAATTGGCGGTGATGCAACTAACGCTCCTGGTAGCTGGGTTGGACAAAAAGGCGATTATGCAATAGTCGCAGTAACTAATGTAGTAAAATACTATTATAAAAATGTTAACGACAATTGGGTTTTAGTTGGCTCTCCAGACTGGAGTTCAAGTATTCCAACAGTTGAAGGTACAAATGCAATCAGTTCTACAATTGGAAACATTGGTGATACTTTCGTAATCAATGCTAGTGACAGCAGTGCCGAATCAGTACAAATTACTCTTACAGGAAACACATTAACAAGTCTAGTAAATGATATTAATAATGCAGCTATTGGTGGTGTGACAGCAGAAGCAAGAAACAACAAACTTGTATTATTAAATGATCGTAGCACAAGTGATACAATCCAATTAGTTGACGGCGCAGGAACTCCTCTTTCAGCAGCTGGTATTGAAGAAGGATTTTATCTTGCTCCAAAAGCACAAATCAGTAAGCACACTGATGTTCCTCTTTTTAAAGAAAACGACGACGATACTCGTCCAAGTGGAAGTGTTTGGATTAAAACAACAACACCAAACCTTGGTGCTGACTGGAGAGTAAAACAGTTTAATGGCGAAACTGAAATTTGGAACAGAGCAGTATCTCCAATTTATAATTCTAATCACAGCGCAATTTACGCACTTGATAGATCAGGCGGCGGAGTAAATATTCCAGTTGGTACAGTGTTTATTCAGTCAAACGCAATCGAAAATGTAAACGACAATGCTAACTTTAAAGTCTTTGTAAAACGTGCAGGCGGCGCAACTACAATTACTAGTAATAAAATTACTGCATCAACGTTTGCAGGTGGTTCTTACAATATAACACTACAAGAAAGTTTAAAATCTCAAGAAGCACTAGACACAGCAAAAACAATAAGTTTTACAGCAGCAGGCCAAGCATCGGACGCACAAGAAATGGCAGCAGCAATTAACGCAGCTGGATTTACTAACGTTGTTGCAAGTGTTG